GAAAAATCTTTCTGTATCTGTTCAGCTAACTCTTTGACAACTTCTTCGGTCAAGTAGCATGGTGCAGGCTGATCTCCGTTAAAACCTAGATGTGATAAACTCCCTTCTAAGTTTTCGGCAGGGTTTTGTTCTGCCCACTTCTTCGCCATGAACTGTTGAAGTCTTGCGTGTTTTCTCCACACAAATACTTTTGCTTGATCTCCGTAATCATCATCAGAATAGTATTGTTCCCAATCTACCTTTTGACCTCGAAGGTGTGCGTGTTGATCTAGTCCCATAACTTTTCTCCTTATTTGTTAGTTTGTTCTATCTCTTATCAACTCCCATATATTAATGCAACAACTATTTTCAATTATCTTTTAGAATCATTCTAAACTAGAAATGAAAAACATTCGTCAGCACACGCTCCTGCGCCCAGCTTCCACTCATCTTTAACTAATGCTACAGCCATTACCTTTCTTGGAACGAGCGAGAGAAATCGGTGAGTCAGACCCCCCAGCAACCATCTGTGCCCGCTGCGCGTGGTCATCTTACTGCAGAACGAGCGAGAGATCTAACCGACAGCTACAGCGAGAGAAATCGCAAAAAGAAAGGTGAACCAACCAGTGCCTCTGGGATAAAGAATTAAGAAGAACAGGTAAGCACTAACTATCGCGAAGATCATCAGAGCTTCCTGCTGCTGGATCCGCCTTCACTTCAGACTCTGACCACGAATTACCATTCGCAATGCAGCGCGAGCCGAGGCCACCGGTAAGAGCATATACTTTACCCTCTTCAGGTTTGTCCCGTGATGGCAGTTGGTCCTGCTTGGTCCATCCACCAGGTGGTGTATTTTCATCGTTGATTGTCTTCACGAGCTTCTTAAGTGTTGTCATATCTTTTCCTCCTTATAGGTTAAATGAAACGATACCTAAGCCGAACATTACGGTCAGGTAAACAATTGTTGTATATAATATAATCATGCTCTCTTTGTTGCGTGTGCAGGAGGTACTTCCACTGGCCAGACATCCGTGCACACTAGGTTAACTTTCACGGCCGATACCGTCAACCGTAGTCAACGCTGATTCGAATAGTGAGGCAGTCATGTTCACCTGTATCGGCAGAACTACATATAAGACCTGATGGGATATATGTCAAGAGCTATTTTAAATAAAGTTTTATTTTTTCTTCGTAATAGGATTGCTTTTCTTTTGGTAGTGCAGCTACCACTTCTTTCACCAGCTCCTGAAGGGAAGTTACCTGCTGCTGGAGCTCATTTACTTTCTTGTTATATTCGCGAGATCTGTTCTCTCCCCTAACGAGATCTAACGCATCAAAATCTATTGCCATGCATAAACATTACCCATTCGGTGTCCTTTGTCAAACAGAAGTTTCATCAGAGTCCTGATCCAGCGGGAGTCCTGAAGCTCACGCTGCAGGCAGTCAACTTTAGTTTATAAACGAGAACGAAAAACGAGCTTATGCCGAGAACGAGATCCTGCTGCTGGTCCCGTCACCAGGCCACGTAAACAAAGAGGTAAAAATGTAACGTGGCCAGGAAACGAGAACGAGCTTCCCATCAGGCTGCACGGGCCTCCAGCTCCTTCAGCAGGTGATGCTGGATAGTTGTCCATTGATACGGAGCCGAGAACGAGAAAGCAGTAACGAGATCCCGAGGATCAGTGAAAACGGACACCGGTCTGTACAGTTCTAAGCGTCTTTGCAAGAGGGTCTTTCCCAAGTTCTCGTGAAGTATAAATACAGTGCCACCAGCTTTAATATATCGATTAATCCAAACAATTTGCCACCGATTTAGTTTAGGATAATTTGCTTTATCAGATTTTAATTCAATCCAAAATACTCCTTGTTTATGCACACCATGTACGTCTGGAATACCATTGATTGAGCTAGATTCTATGCGAGTTAAAAAACATTGGTTAAGTCCAATCTTAACCTTTTGCCAAAGCCTACTCTCTGGTGTTTTTCCCGACATATATTAACTTAACTTTTTAATTTCTTTGATCACTGAGTTAGGAATTATAGTTGTATTACCGATACTTTCAATATCTTTTCCATTGTCGGAGAATGAGTAATCTCCAAAGATTCTTGTAACCCCTTTTGCTTCACTAAGTAAATGACCTTTGGTGATGCAGGTAGCAAGATTAGATTTTTTAAGTGCATCAAAGCTAGTCCACGAACTATCCGAGACAATATCAAACCACTCAACAGAAACCATTGGATATTTTTCTATTTCGCTTTTAGTTTTTTTAGGTATTACTATTTTTTTTCTCATTTACTATTACCTCTACTATACCAACTGACGTAAGCATTGGATTATGTGTTTTGTTAAATAATTTTATAAACTCTGACCAACTAGCTTTTTTTAGATGTGTCTGAGACTTCAATTTCAACTGTCTTGGCGTTGTATCCATCGATTTTTGCGGACAACTCCTTGAGTTTAATTTCGAGTTCTTCACGTGACATACCCTCCAAACCACTTACCCTGACTTCTTTTCTATCAACGTAAGCACCTGCTAATTGACCGGATCTATACTCAGCATTAATTGCTGCAGCATATTGTTTATCTTCTTCTGCCTTATCTGCAATTCGGTCTAATCTTTTAAATCTTCTAAGGTTATCACCTTCGTATTTTTTAAGTTCCTGATGGAATCTTTTATCAAAATATTTAGCTACGTGTGGACTAATCTTTCTAGATAATAGTTGTGATGCTGTAGACTTAGCACTATTGTCATCTTTGCAATCGTAACCAGCAAGTTTAAGAGCTTCATGTTGTGTAATTGATCCCCAATCTTTCACAAGGATCTCGACAAACATTTTTTGTTTTGGAGTTAAATCTAAATCAGTTCTTAATTCTTTTTTTTTAAGTCCACCAGGCATTATTTTAATTTGTTAATGGAATTAATAATAGTTTTTTTCTTTAACGGATCTTTTTCTGTTTTTAATAAATTTTTTAATTTGTTTGAGATACCAGCTTTTACATCTTGCTTAGCTTGAAATTTAGTACCTCCAGATTTTTTAACTATTTCAGCAGATCTATGCCCACCCTTTCTAAAATATTCTTTCATAATACTTAACATGAATTTTTTTGACATTAAATAAATCTACCTTTCATAGCTCTAATTACACCACCTTTTTTCTTTCGTCCAATTTTTTCTTTTAGAAATTTTCTGACTGATTGAGATATAGATTCTTGATTAGCCTCCCGCTGCTTTTTAGTCATCATTGGAATCATCATAGTTCTTTTACCTGCTCGGTCTGATGCATAAGCTTTACCAACTATTGAAGGTCTTGGCCCACCTTTTGGTAAACTTTTAGTTTTTGGTGCTGCTTTATATGCAGTCTTATCCATGAATTTAGTGTTACGTATGCTTTTTTTAATTTGTAATTTTTTTAAGCCATAAGGCTCAACACCACTAGTAAATCCACGTTTAGCATCTTTTTTAGCACGGCTCATTTGAGACTTGTGCTTTCTAAATGCTTTTCTAAACTGTTCTTTGGCAGTATTAAATATTATTTTCTTCATCATAATATTTCTATTATATAGATTTTCTAGACCTAAGACCATATCCCCATAATCAACTGATAACTGCTCCGCAAGAGTGGTGTATCCCAGATACACCATAGATACACCATAGATACACCATAAAAACACACTTAAAGTATTGATATATATACATTATTCCTCTTCGGATACACCAGATACACCACTATTACCCTCTGAGCACTTTTCTTTTTAAATTAGTCTAGATAATCTATATAGTAGAATTTTACCGTTGTCCGGTGTCCGGTAATATGGTACGTTTTGGCATGTCAATTGATATGACATATTTACTTGGTTTACCAGCAGGACTTCCTTGCTCTCTTAGTCCTGTTGGTACAAAATCTTTTTTCCCACCATGACTAGTCTATCTTTTTTAAACTCTCCTTATCAATTCTTTTTTTAATTTCTCTTCTCTCCTCTTTAGAACTCGCCTCCCGATACAATCTATACAACTCTCTGTAATTTAACCAATAATTCTGGATCTTAGAAAAATTTACTTTTTTACTTTTAACTAACTTAAAAAACTCTCCACGTATTAATTCTGGATCCATATCAGCTGCCCAACAAACATCCTGAAAATCTATAGAATTAGAATAAAACCATTTGTAGGCATCTTCCTTCCAGTAAGCCTCCTTCTTAAAACTAGAAAATGTCATCACATCTTCTAAAGCCTGCACTAAAATAGCTTGAAATAAACGTTGTTCGCTTAGAGTTTTCTCCTTAATGAGCTCCATAGCCAGTTTAATTCCCAAATTTTTTAACAAGTTTGGTGAGCAAATCACTAAATTTTTTAACCTCTCGTTTGGGATACCTTCGGTGAATTGCAATATGGTATTGGTCTGACATCAAATCTATAAAATCATTACGATCCATAGGAGTCATCTCCTGAGCGTACTCAATAGTTTCTTGAGCTAATTTCTTAGGTGTTTTGTATTCCATTCGCATAACCACGATGCGGGAAAAGATATGGATTGGGATATGACACCGTGGTTATACATTTTTCACGACCAGCCTGAGTCCAGCAGCTTCTGCTGCCTTCTTCCTACCAGATCGCCATCGATTCTCGATTTTTTCGAGAAAAGAAAGACTGAAATTTCCTAAACCAAAGTCATTTCCACAATACAATTGAAACATCAAACTAGTTAACTCATCATAAGTCTTCTTGTTTGGACACACCATCACTAGCTTGTCCAACGCCTGGTTTAACGCTTCTTCACTGCTTTTTTTAACAGCTTTACCCACAAAATATCCTTTTTAATTAAAGTTAATTTGAGTGTTAATTGTTCGGTGAAAATAAAGTGTTTTGAAAGCCCCACTTATTTCATTTAGGCTTAGGAATACGTTCTTGATTAATATGTGATTTAAATTTTTATTGCAAGTAAAAAAAAGGCCCAGTCTCCCGGGCCCTTCTTCGATTTTTGGGTTCAAGGTTAACCATCCAACCCTAGAATCTATTTACCATTGAGCAGCTTCTTGCCCTCCGATAGTAAATTCTGTTTCATGTTGTCGTAAGATTTATTTTCTTTTTTCGCTATCTTACGAATCTCATCATCTACTAATTTTGCAATCATAGAGCCAGGTCTTCTAAAACCTTGTTTACCCATGGCTCTAATAATTGTATATGACTCGATATCTACTGCACATGACTTCCATCTTTCTATGTCCATTGTGATGTCTCCTATTGGTCTTGATACTCTTTAGTTTTATGAAACTCAACTAAATTTATTTTATTTTTTTGAGTTAGTCCTGCATTATAGATACGTTCAATAATTGCAATATAATCAGCAGTAGATGTACCAGTTAAAAACCATGAAGATTTGCTCTTACAAGCAGTTTTAAACCTCCTGTGGTCAAACTTTGGATGCTTATCTGCTACAATATAAGACACTACCATTGAACGCTTAAATCTTTTGTTCTTAGTAGACTCCATACCATAGAAGTATTTTTTTAACTGCATCAAATGATTTCCGATACGATCTGCATGCTCAATACCTCCTGCAGGAATTACAAACCGTCCTGTCTTAAAATCATTACTGATTCTTGACCACAGTGAAGTTTGTTTTAATAAAAGAACTACCATCTCTGCAACATTAATTCCGTACTGTTGCATTTTGTTTCTACAAATTCTGTAGTCCATTTTATTTCTAGCACAATGTTGATCTAAATAATTTTCCAAAGACCAGTTCTTACGACCAGTGTTAAGTCTAGCTACATCTAATGGATCATCAGAGTCCATAATGATATAGGGAATTTTAAGATCCAATTGTTTTCTGGCTTCCAACGTGTGTTGGCCATCAACAACTTCCATGTTTCTATTTACACGGATTGGATCATAAAGATCTTTTTCTGCAATCAACTTTTTAAGTTGCTGCACGTGTGCTTCATCTACAGGTCTGTTACCTCTAGTCTTTTTGAATTTACTGTAATCAGTAGTTTCAAAAAATTT